TCAGCACAAGCTGCTCCGTCTGGTGTGTCTAATGAGGCATCATCAACACCACCTTGGAAGAAGTAGTTCTGTTTTATGATGGGGTGGCAAGTCTGCCCCATTTTATGAACAGAAGGAGAGTGAAATGAAACGTAAGCAAGTTAAGAAACTGTGGCTGGGTAAGTTTGTCTCTGTCAGAGACTATGAGCTCAAGGATGCAATTCGAGAGGGTGGATTGATAATTGAGCACCAAGGCGAGCAAATGCGTATGTCTGTCGAAGACGTTAAGCAGATCACGCCATCAGGAAAATTTCATAAAGCTAAGTTCGCTGGGAACATCCAGAGCTATCAATTGTGTGATATCACATGGAAGCCTAGCAACGATGAGCAGAAGGAAATGTTTTAGATGAACCTTGAGAAGTTCGCCACTCCAGCCACGATTGAGGCAATTTACAAATACTACAAAGACAAACGAAAGAACGAGCACAGACCACACTTAGGTGGATCACAGATTGGCAACGATTGCAGTCGAGCTCTCTGGTATCAATTCAGACACGCATGGCGTCCAAGTTTTGATGGCAGGATGCTGAGACTGTTTGAGACTGGTGATCGTGAAGAGGATCGAGTTGTATCTAACCTTCGAGCAGTTGGAGTGACAGTCTGGGAGCGAGATCCAGAGACTGGCAAGCAGGTCAGGTTCACAGAGTGCGGAGGTCACTTTGCATTGTCACTCGATGGTGTCGGTCTTGGATTTGCGGAAAGCAAGAAGCCACACACATTAGAATTTAAGACAATGAGCGAGAAAAACTTTAAAGCAATGAAGAACTTGGGATGCCAGAAGTCAAAGCCTGTGTATTGGGCTCAGTGCCAAATTGGAATGCATCTAGCTGAACTCGATAGATGTTACTTTTTCTGTGTCAATAAAAATACGGATGAAATTTATGGCGAGAGAATTAAGCTCGACAAGAAGGAAGCCAAGGGACTTGTTGAGAAAGCTAACAAGATTGTGTTTTCCGACACACCACCTTCTCGACTGAGCGAAGATGCTAGTTTTTGGCAATGCAAGTGGTGTAGTTACTGGGCAATTTGTCATGGGTGTAAAATACCAGAAGTTAGTTGCAGAACTTGTAGCCATGTAACTCCAGAGCAAGATGGCAGTTGGAGTTGTGCCAAAGGCAAGCCAGTTGAGACTTGCAGTGAACACCTTTTTATTCCTCAGATCATGCCAAAAGATTTGGTGGTTAAAGATGCTGCTGATACATTTGTGGAGTATGAGGATCTAGATACAGGCGAGGTTATTCGTAACGAGAACAACAGCCAAGCTATTTTTGATGAAAGGATGCAGTAGATGGATAAAGAATTAGAAGAAGCTTTAGCTTTAATTATTGAGCTATGTCCAGAAAAAATGACCAGTAAGCAAATGTCGATTATTATAATTAATTTATTAATCCACAAAAACTTGGCTCACTACTGGCCTGATATTTATTCAAATGTAGCTGAAGTCGTAATGTCATTTGATGAAGCCACTCGTAAGGATGCAATTCACGATGCCAATAAATTTCTAGAGGATATCGTAAATGGCGTTTGAGTTAAGAGATTACCAAAAAGAATCTGTCGATGGTTTATATAATTACTGGGCAAGCAAGGCAGGAGATAATCCCCTGATCGTTGCACCGACTGGTTCAGGTAAGACAGCGATACTGGCACAGATTATTAAGGATGCCATGAGCTACCCTGACACCAGAGTTATGGTTGTGACACACGTTAAGGAACTTCTGGAGCAAGGAGCCAGTGGATTGCTAAAGCTCTACCCAGAGGCTGATTTTGGCATCTACAGTGCAGGTCTGAAGCAGAAGGTATTGAACAAACCAATTACGTTTGCTGGCATCCAGAGCGTCTGGGAGCGAGCATATGACATGGTTCCAGCTCCAGATTTGGTTCTGATCGATGAGGCACACTTGCTACCTAAGAATACTGAGACACGATACAATCGATTTATTGCCGATCTGAAGATATGCAATCCAGATGTGAAGGTGGTTGGATTGACAGCCACACCATATCGACTGGACAGCGGATACTTGCACAAAGGCGAGGGAGCGATTTTTGATGGGATAGCTCATGACATTCCAGTATCGATGCTGATGGACCAAGGATACTTATCACCAGTCATATCAAAAGGTGGGCTCAAGCAGATTGATTTAAGTGGCGTTGGAAAACGAGGTGGAGAGTTTATTGAGAGCGAATTAGCTATGGCTGCCTCAGATCCAGAGCTGGTGAAATCGACAGTTAAAGAGATTGTCACATTGGCAAAGGATAGAAAAAGCTGGCTCGTGTTTAGCTCTGGAGTAAACCACGCACACTTGCTGGCTGATGAATTTGATCGTCACGGTATAGATGCAGGTGTCGTGACTGGGTCAGATAGCAGTTCTGTTCGAGGCAAGACGATTGCAGATTTTAAGAGTGGTAAGTTGCAGTGTCTGATTAACGTGAACGTGCTTACGACTGGGTTTGATTATCCTGGTGTCGATTGCATCGTAATGTGTCGAAGTACCATGAGCTGTGGATTGTACATCCAATGTATTGGGAGAGGCACGAGAGTAGCTGAAGGCAAGGAAAATTGTCTGGTGCTTGATTACGGATCTAATGTTGAGCGTCATGGCTTTATCGATCAGGTAAAACCAAAAGATAAAATGAGTAGCGGTGATGGTGAGGCTCCAGCCAAGCAGTGCGAGAGTTGCCAGACGATAGTCCACGCAGCTGCCAAGATTTGTCCTGAGTGTGGATTTGAGTTCCCTGCGCCACTTCTTAATCATGGATCGAGCTCGTACAGCGGAGCCATGCTATCGAGCCAGATTGTGTCTGAGTGGGTGGATGTCGATGACGTTATGTATTCGAGGCACAAGAAGGAAGGCAAACCTGACTCGCTCAAGGTGACTTATTATTCTGGGATGCTCAGTGTCAGTGAGTGGCTATGTCCAGATCATGGAGGCTATGCTGCCAGTAAGTATAAGGAGCGTAAGGCTCTACTCAATGCCTTGGCTGACACAACGACTGAGGCTCTGGATGAGGCACATTTCTGGAGGAAGCCAAGCAGGGTGATGGTCAAGCCATCCAATCACAATCCAAAGTATAAAGAGATTACGAAATTCGATTACACACAAGTGGAGAGAAAACATGAGGAAGCGCAAGGCAATTACGCTGACTTCAGCCTTGAAGATATCCCCTTCTGAACACAGTGAGCAGGTAGGGTTTATCAATTGGTTTCGAGCCAAGTATCCAGACGTTTTGATATTCGCAATTCCGAATGGCGAGAAGAGGGCAATCAGCGTTGCCAAGAGACTGAAGATGGAGGGAGTAGTTCGAGGTATCCCAGATTTATTTGTGCCAGCTTGGACTTTGTGGATAGAGATGAAGAGGGTTTCTGGAGGGAGACTTTCGACTGAGCAGAGGCAAATGATAAAATATCTTGAAGGAATTGGACATACGGTTATCATTGGGAAAGGTGCAGGTGATGCATCTAAACAAGTATTAGATTTTTTTGAAAGAAAGAAATGAATTACAAAGGGCCACATCCAAAGCATTCTTCATATGGAAGAAGTGGGAAACCAGTGACTTTGGCAGAGCCCAATCAGGAGAATTATTATGGGCAAGAAGACAAAAACGAAAAAGAAACAATGGACATCCAGAGAGATGCAATTGCTTCTGAAATACAAGGCAGATGGTTTAGACAGTGGTGAGATAGCCAATTGTCTGGGGAGATCCCAGAAGGCTGTACAGCACAAGATCTCAAGCCTACGCAGTGACGTTTTAAAACCAAAACCTGTTTTAGATAATATGATTCCGACTGAGGAAAATTCCATACCATTTTCACTAGATCGAGAGAAGACAAAGAAGTATGCGATCTGGGGTGGTGCTATACTGGCTCTAGGGGCAGCTCTCTTGGCTGAAAGGCTCCTTTGATGCACGACAGTGACCTGACAGCGTTTCAAGCCTCTCAGCTGCAGTATTTGAAGACTGAGGTTGAGCGAAAGCAAAATGATGCCAATATGCGTGATTCGTTTTCGGGTGCAGACAATGCATTATTTCAGGCTCGAAAGGAGCTGAAGGAGTTTCTAAGTAACCTTCGAGTAGCTGGTAAGAACATATAAACCATTAAAAACAAACGATAATAAAAAAGTTTTCTTTCTGCCCTTGCAATATCTGCGAGGGTAGCTATATAGAGTGTATAGTTATTTAGAAAGGGACTTAGAAATGACACTTACAACAAACCAAACCGCAGCAATG